AAGACTGGCGCTACAGTGACGCTCGTATGAAACTTCGCCAAGAAGTATATACAATCCTGCTCAAGAAATTTGGTTCTGAATTGACTGAACACGGAGCACCTGTACACAGCATGGAAGATATCACTGCCTGCTGCCACGACTGGGTGAGTCAGGGACATGCTATCTCCTCAGGTATCGTCGCTTACTACCAGGCATACTACGCTAAATAGTAATGCTTGGGAAGTTGACATATGCCTGCTGAATGGTATAAGGAACAAATTGGAAATCGTAATTACCTCTCTCCTGTTGGATTCAAACTCCAATTGGAAAAATTTAGAGGGGTAGATTTCTTTTGTCAGCGAGCTAACCTTCCTGATGTTTCTGTGCCTTTCACTGAAGTCCCCACTAGGTTCCGTCAATTTCCTATCGTAGCTGGTGGCGGGGTTACATACGGGGACTTGTCGGTGACATTTATTGTTGATGAAGAGTTGATCAATTGGAGATCAATCTACGATTGGATTCGCCAGAACGGTGTGTCTGAAGAACACATGCCAACAGCAGATCCAGAGTACAGTTCTGGTCAACTGTTAATCTACACTTCATCATACAATGTCAATCATGTCATTGACTTTGAAAATCTTTTTCCAATCAGTATATCTGAAATGAGTTTCGATGCTACATCTAATGACATCGAATACTTTACAGCGCAAGTAACTTTCAAGTATACTGGGTACACAATACGAGATGAGGCATTCGCCATTTCTACATGAACTTTGACAAACTACATCATAAATTTGAACAAATTAAATCTGAATGGGCAGAAGACAGTCACGTAGAGTTTGAGTTTAAGAACAAGAACTACAGTGCTGATCTCGGCAAGATCTCAATGGAGATCCCTTTCCAGCATAATAAATACTTAAACCATTACACCGATCTTTCACAGATTAAAACTAGTCTGGAATTTGAAGTCCGTAAATTGGTCCGAGAAAAACGAGAGTATTACAGCGGGGAGGCTGAAGCAAAAGTATACGCTGAAAAACCTTTCGGATCCAGTATTAAAACTGCCGACAAGATGAAAGTCTATCTTGAGTCGGACGACGACATCATTAACCAAGAGGCGAAGATCAAATACATTGATCAAATGCTTTATTTTCTAGACAATGTTTTGAAAATGATTTCTCAAAGAAATTATCATGTGAAGAACGCGATTGAATGGGAGAGGTTTATTAATGGAAACTAATGTCCCTGATCACTGTCAAGAAGAAGAACGAGGTTTACCTCACTGTCAATTCTGAGCAACACGTACACCATGAACTAGCGGATTACTTTTCTTTTGAATTACCAGAGGCAAAGTTTTTAAAGCGACAACCTAGATTCAGATACTGGGATGGAATGATTCACCTGTACTCTCCTGCTACGGGTGAATTATATGGTGGTTTACTTCCCCACCTAAAGCAATGGTGTACAGAAAGGAAGTATAGACTTTCGTATGAAGAGAATGATTGGTACGGTCTACCAGAGGAGAGTAACGATTTAGTCTCTCCTGCTGGCGTCAAGGTCTACATGGATAAGATTTGTAAGTACAAACCCAGAGACTATCAGTACGCCACCGTATACAAGGCTCTAAAGAATAACCGAGGACTGTTCCTGTCTCCAACAGGTTCTGGTAAGTCGATGATGATATATAGCATCGTCAGATATTATGTTGCAACTGGGAAAAAGATTCTGCTAGTGGTTCCTACCACATCTCTTGTAGAGCAGATGATCAAAGACTTTAAGGACTATGGATGGAATGCTGACGAATACTGTCATACCATATATTCAGGCAAAGATAAGAATACTGAGAAACCAGTCGTTATCTCCACATGGCAATCGATCTACAAGTTCCCCAAAAGATACTTTGATGACATTGACTGTGTTATCGGAGATGAGGCACACCTATTTAAGTCGAAGAGTCTGACTGGCATTATGACCAAACTCCACAACGCTAAGTATCGTTTTGGATTTACTGGTACGTTAGATGGTAGCAAGACTCACAAGTGGGTTCTAGAGGGTCTCTTCGGGCACTGTGAGAAGGTTACTAAGACTGATGACTTAATTAAGCAAGGATTCCTTTCTAACTTCAGGGTAAAAGTTCTTGTGTGTAAACATGAGTCAAGATCTTTTGCTGACTATCATGAAGAGATGGAATACATTGTTACACACCCTAAAAGAAATAACCTCATCAAAAATTTAGTAAAAGATATTGAAGGTAATACGCTAGTGCTATTCAATTTCGTGGAGAAGCATGGCGAACCATTATATGAAATGATAAATAATGATATTGGAGGTAACCGAAAAGTATTTTTTGTACACGGTGCCACAGATGTTGAAGATCGTGAGCTAGTAAGAGAGATCGTAGAGCAGGAATCCAATGCTGTGATTATCGCTTCCTACGGCACATTCTCTACAGGAATCAACATTAAAAAATTAGACAACATTATTTTTGCTTCACCATCTAAATCAAGAGTAAGAAACTTACAGTCTATTGGTAGGGTCTTACGTAAAGGCGGAGGAAAGGATGTCGCTACTTTGTATGATATTGCTGACGACATTTCTACGAAAACCAGACAGAATTACACACTCAATCATTTGGTAGAACGACTTAAGATTTACCAGGAAGAAAACTTTAAGTATGAAGTAATACCCATTAAATTAAAATAATATGGAAGATGAATTTTACGCAACTATAAAACTAATTAGTGGTGAAGAAATTGTTGCCAAAGTTAGTTACATCACTGAAGAAAAAAGTATTTTTCTGTTTCAACCTATGCTAGTTGAAATGGTTAAACAAAGAAAGCATGGTCAAACAGTAGAAGGGTTTCATCTAGTAGAATGGTTACATGCTACATACGATGATTCGTTTATTATTCCAATGGAAAAAATCATCACCATTAGTGAACTAGATAAAAGAATTGAAAGATACTATATCAATATTATTGAAGGTGAGGAAGAAGAGACTGATGAAGAACCAGGACGTGTACCATCCGATCAACTTACTACAAGGATGGGTTACCTAGGTTCAATCAATGAAACCAAAAAAGCTCTAGAGAATATATTTAAAAGAAGCTAATATGTCTCTTGAACCCTGACAGAGTTATTGTACTGAGGTTCTGAGGATTTGTCAAGAGCTTGACAGCATTACCTCTACCATGTATACTAATGTCATAATAAGCAAACACGAACATGTCTTATGTCAAAGAAGAACACCGAGTATTACGTAAATAATAAAGATTTTCTAGAAGCTATTACAGTTTTTAAATCTAAAGTTCGTAAAGCAAATGAGGAGGGAGAAACTCCGCCTCGTATTCCTCATTACATCGGTGACTGCTTTCTTAAGATTGCTACACACCTTTCTTACAAACCGAATTTTGTTAACTACACTTTTCGAGAAGACATGATCTCCGATGGTGTTGAAAACTGTGTCCAGTATATCAACAACTTCGATCCAGAAAAATCTAAAAACCCGTTTGCTTATTTTACCCAAATTATCTACTATGCCTTCCTTCGTCGTATTCAGAAAGAGAAGCGTCAGAACGACATCAAACAAAAGATCTTGGAAAAGACTGGGTTTGACCATGTGATGCACACTGATACATATGATGGAGACATGTCTGGTATGAATTCTAGTTATTCCGATATGGGTAGTATCAAAGAAAATGTTGAAATTAGGATGAACCGATGAAGGATGAACCAATTACAGTCGAAGACTACAAGTTAGTCTCGGATGAATTTTTCCAGAAGTACAACTTCGTGGTGGAAAGAATGAATGTAACTGCTAAAGCAGAAGACGTTCTAAAAGTTATGGAAGCACTCACTGGTGCTGTCATGAAAGATCGAGTCAAAAACAAAGTAGGACCTTTTGGATTTAACAAGAATGGACAAGAGTCAGACGGAACAACGGAAAGCGAAACTGAGTGATTCATTCGGTGGAACAGTAGAGAAGGTTATTCCTCCCGATGTGGAATGGATTGACGATGCTTTCTATATCAAGAAGACTCGCTTTGGTCTATACACTTCTATCCTACAAG